CGTGGCTGAGTGGTCAATCCCCGATTCGGTGTCACCCGATGACGAGCGCTATTGGGGTTACGCCAATCCTTCAATGCCTCGGACGGTCACTATCAAAAGTCTTCGAGCTGCACACGCCAGCCCTGACCGATCTCAGTGGCTTCGCGCTCACTGCAACATGTGGGTGTCTGCTGCATCGTCTTGGCTTCCGCCGGGGCAATGGGCAAAACGCCAAACGGTAAACACAGAGTGGGACGGGACGACTTCGGTGCTCGCAGTGGACTCCGCCGTAGACGACTCAAAGTACGTGGGCGTTTGGTGTCGCAAAAACACAGACGGCGACATCGTTGCCAGTGTCGAGTTTCAGACCGAGTCCATTGCTGAAATGTGGGAACGGATCACACAAGCTCTGGAGCGTGAACCGAAAACGCAGCTGGCAATAACCCCGTCTCTGTTTATTCACACTCCCGAGAAGTACCAACGTCGCACGGTGCAGTGGGGCTACGGCGAAATAAACAAATACACGTCAACGGTGAAAGGTCTGATCAACGAAGACCGCGTCAAGCACACTGGCGAGGTGCTGCTATCTGAGCATGTAAACAGGGCAGTACTAATCCGCGGGCAGGGTGGCGCATTGTCAATTTCCTCCCAGCGATCACCGGGCCCTATCGAGGCTTGCCGTTGTCTCATCGTTGCCGTGGCAATGGTGTCCCGTCCGGGTCAGGCAAATAAACCTTCGATGGGTTCTTCTAGATAGTTGCATTTGCAACAATCTTGTGTAAGACTCCGAGTGGATGGGTATTTTCTCACGCAAAGTTGACACGGCTTCGTTTGCCTCTGCACCTGTGCAGGCGGCTGCTGGCGCGTCCTACATTGGCAACTTCCTTCAGTACACCACGTCTTCTGCTGAGGTTCGCGCGCTTTCCATTCCGACGGTCTCCCGTAGTCGTGATCTTCTTGCTGGCATCATCGGCTCCGTTGGTCTCAAGCACTACTCAAAGCAGTGGAACGGCACGGACTACGACGAGGTATACCTGCCTCTTGAACCTTGGATGGAACAACCAGATCCGAAAGTTTCACGCTCGTTTTTCTTTGTAAACCTGATGACGGACATGATGCTGCACGGTGTCGGTTATGCCTACATCACCACACGCTATTCCACCGGGTTGCCTGCCTCGTTTACATGGCTTCCAGCTGCAAACATCTCAAGCACTGAGCAGACAGGGCTTCCGCAGTTTTACGGCCCTTCTAAGGAGCTGGAGTTCAACGGAAATCCCTTGGATGTCAGCAACGTCGTACAATTTCTGAGTCCTACCGATGGGATCTTGAAGATTGGTCAGCGCGCCATCAACACGACGCTTTTCCTTGACCAAGCTGCAGACCGTTACGCCAGCCTTGAAACCGTGCCGGGCTATCTTCAGCAGATTGACGGCGAAGACATGTCAGGCGATGACCTTGGATCTCTTGCTTCGGCGTGGGCTGCAGCCCGTAAACAAAACGCCATCGGCGCATTGTCTCGTCAGGTGCAGTTCAAAGAGTTCAACCATTCACCGCAAGAAGTGATCTCGGAACAGCGCAAATACCAGTCGCTTGAGATGGCTCGCCTGTGCTCCGTCCCTGCCTACATGGTGTCCGCCCCTCAAGAGGGTGCTTCGATGACGTACCAAAACGCACAGCAAGCCCGACAGGATCTGTACCTCTTCGGCGCTCGCATCTACATGGACGCTATTGAGCAGACTCTTTCCAGCGCACAAGTTCTTCCCCGTAACCGCTATGTCGAGTTTGACATTGAGGACTACGAAGGATCCGAAGACCGTTCTCCCGACGGTATGCCCAACAACGAAACGGATGACGAATTGTGAAGATTGAGTTTGTAGCCGTGCCTGTCACGCTTGACGCTGCTGCTGGCGAGGACAGCCCCCGTACCATCACGGGTGTGGCTGTTCCTTGGGACACTCCAGCAGTGGTGTCGGGCGGACAAAAAGTGCAGTTCAGCCGTGGAGCGTTTGACGTCAACCAAAAGCCTGCAAAGTTGCTCGAGGGTCACGACATGAATCAACTCATTGGCACAGTGCCTGAGTTAGCGGACACCGAAGACGGCCTGATGTTCGTAGCAAAATTTGCAAAGACAACCCGTGCAGACCAAGCGATCGAGTTAGTTAAGGCAACTGCCTATGACTCAGTAAGTGTCGGGGCAGTCCCCGAAAAGTTCAAATACAAGGGCGACGTAATGGTCGTTTCTAAGGCGACTCTCATTGAGTTGTCCCTTGTAGCTATCCCTGCGTTTCCTGACGCGGTGATTACAGAAATCGCTGCTTCCCAGCCTGACGAAGAGTCAGAAGAAGAAGTTGTCGAACCCCAACCCCAAGACATTTCCGAGGAGGAAACCATGTCAACAGATACCCCAACGGTTGAGGCTTCGGCTGAAACTGTTCCAACAGCACCAATCTTTGCGGCAGCACGTCGCGAAGTTCCATTGCCAACAGCAGCCGAATACATCGGAGCTTTTATCGCAGGCGGTTCCGCATGGCACCAAATGTCAGAAGCACTCCGCGCAGCTGCTCCCGACATCGTCACAACTGACACACCCGGCATCCTTCCAACACCAATCGTTGCTCCTGTTTACAACAACTTCATTGGTCGTCGCCCAGTCGTTGACGCTGTAGGCGTTAAGGCAATGCCTGCCGGTGGCAAGGTGTTTATCCGTCCAGAGGTCACCACGCACACAAGCATCGGTGCATCCATTGGCGAGCAGTCACCAACCGCAGGAACACTTGTTGTTTTCAACAACCAAGTCACAAAGCAGATTTTCGGCGGATATGTAAACATTTCCGAAGCTGACATTGACTGGTCAGATCCTTCAATCTTGCAGGTTGTCCTTGATGACATGGCGCGCATCTACAGCAACGAAACCGACAATTACGCAAGTGACCAGTTGGTCTCAGGCGCATCCGTCACACAGGCGTTTGCTCTTGCAGACGTTGCAAAGCCTGAAGTGTGGTCAGCCGAAATTGCAGAGGCTGCAGCAACCATCTTGAGCTCTTCAAATGGCAACTTGCCAACGCACTTGTTCGTGTCACCTGACCGCTGGCGCAACCTTCTTGCACTTGCAGACACCGCTAACCGTCCATTGTTCCCACAGGTGGGCCCAATGAACGCATACGGAAACCTTGGTGTAAACGCTTACGGCGGAAACGCTTTCGGTTTGCAAGTTGTTGTTGACCGTAACTTTGCATCAGGCACCGCAATTGTCGGTGACGCGTCGGGTTATGAGCTGTTCGAACAGGTCAAGGGAACCATGACCGTGGAGTCACCATCTACGCTCTCGCGTGTGCTGGCTCTGAGGGGGTACTTCGCAGCCCTGATGATTGACCCAACCAAGTTTGTCAAGTTCACCTTCGCCTGATCACTAGGTAGTTAGGAAAGGGGTCTGTATGTCTGTTTACACAATCACTCATGGTTTTCACTTTGATGACGTGTCAGCCGTACAGACCCTGACCCCTTCCGAAGTTCAGCCGGGCGACAGCATCGTCATCGCTGGAGCAGGCGCAAAGTTCAACGGCACCTTTACGGTGATTAGCGTTGAAGAGTGGGAGTACATCGGGAAAGACCAGCAGGGCTATCTCGAGTTCAACTATGACGTGCCGAAACTTAATCAGGTGTTGTACACGCATGCAGGTCATGATGACGACACCGAGTATGGCCCTGTTGCTGGCACTCTGACGTTTACCGAGACCATCACTTGGACTACTTCAGCACTTGTGTTGTCGTGGCTTGGTATTGACGTGGCGACCGCTAACGACACGGCCTTCGTGGCTAAGTGTGTTTCAGCAAGCAACTACTGGTGCTTCCGTAAACGCCGTGAGGCTGGCTACACCGACGCACAAGGCACTGTGCCTTCCCCAGACGTGGAACTCGGAGCGACCATGTATGCAGCAACCCTGTACCGCGAACGCGGAACCAGTGGTGACTCCTACGGTGGCTTCGACGGTATGGGCAATCTGCCGATGCCTGTCACGCTTCACCGCATTATGCAGCTCTTGGGCTGTGGCAGGGCACAGGTCGCCTAATGCCTGCATCGGGGATTCTTGTTGACGCTGTAAACGCAGTGAAGACACAACTCACCGCGCTCAGCCTTGTCCCCATCACAGACCCTCGTAACGCTCGCCCGATGTCGGTTCTCATTCAACTTCCAACGGTCACAGCGTTTACATACAACGTGGGCGACATTCGACTTACCCTCAGCGTCCTTGCACCGCCACCGGGTAACCAAGACGCAGGCGACTACCTCATGACAGTTGCCGACCAAATAATGAACTCACCAATCGCGGTTACGGATCTTCGTCCGGGCCTCGTTTCCGTAGGAGGGCAAGACCTGCCTTCTTACGACTTAACCGTTGCCGTAGCCGTACGGCGCAACTAACAAAGGAGCCCCTAATGGCTACAACAACATTCCTCTCGAATGCCACCATCAACTTGACTCAGGGTGCTACCACCACTGATCTCTCAGACCAAGCCAACCAGTGCACCATCACGATTGGTAACGACCCGTTGGAAATCACCGCGTTTGGCGACGCTGGCCACAAGATGGCACCGGGTCTTCAGTCGGTTGACGTGTCCATCACTTTTTTCCTCAGCTACGGCGCAGCCGAAGTCGAGGCAATCCTTGCAAGCTGCGTTGGTCTTGGAACTACCACTCTGGTCATCTCGCCATCAGGCACCACAGAATCAGCTTCAAACCCTGAGTACACCATCACAAACTGCATGCTCGCTGACTTCACCCCTATCAACTCAACCGTGGGTGAAATTGCAACCGTCACCGCCTCGTTCACCAACGGAACTTGGGCTCGCGACGTCACCGCACCCTGATCCACACCCAATCATTTAGGAGAAACAAATGAAACTGACAATGCAAGTTGAAGAGAAGGAAGCGACCTACACCGTCGTGACTAACCTCTTTGTGATTATTGCGTGGGAACGAAAGTTCAAACGCAAGATCTCGGACTTGTCTAACGGCATCGGGATGGAAGACCTAGCGTTTATGGCCTACGAGTGCTGTAAACAAATCAACCATCCTGTTCCGGCAGTGTTTGATGATTACATCAAGCGCCTTGTCAACATTGACGTGCTTGACGAGGAAACCGTAAACCCTACCGACGGGGCAGTTACCACCGAGTCTTAGCAGAGCTGCTATTGGCGACGGGTTACTTCCCCCCACAAATACCCTTTGATATCGAGATGCTGGAAACAGTGCTTGCTATCTCTCACGAAAAGCCACAGCAATGACGCGCTATGTAAACTCAGCATCTTTAGAAATTGTGGGTGTCAAGGAAGCGCTGCGTCAACTTAACAAAATGGACAAGGTTGCTCGTCGCCAGTTAACCAAGGACTACGCCCAAATAGTGTCGCCAATTATTGCAGAGGCTCGTGAGTTAACACCCGCTAAGGCTCCCCTGTCGGGTATGGCGTACCAATGGAAGGGCCGTGGCGCTAAGCAAACTCGACCTATCTTTCCGTACAACGCTGGCAAGACTGATCGTGCTATCAAGCCTTTTGTGTCGGGTAAGAAGCCTCGCCAGTTTGGCAACTACGTGAGCAACCTCGCCACGTTTGGTGTGCGCTGGTCATCGTCTGACGCAATCGTTATTGAAATGTCAGGGCGTGGCAAGGTACCCACGGCTAAGGGTAAACAGATGGTGCAAGACCTGTCGCAGCGTTACGGACAGCCGGGTCGTTTCTTGTGGCGGGCTTATTTGAAACATGAGCACACCGTTGAGCGAGAAGTTGCCAAACTAATCAAGGACTTGATGCGTAAAGTCCAAAGGGACATCTAATGGCAATCAACATTCCTATCGTTACCCAGTTTGACGGCAAGGGTATTCAAAAGGCAATTAAGCAGTTTAAGCAACTTGAGACAAATGGTCAGAAGGCTGCTTTTGTTTTGAAGAAGGTGGGTCAGGCTGCTGCGGTTGGTTTTGCAGCTGTGGGTGTTGCTGCTTTAACGGCTGGCAAGTTCATGTTGGACTTTGCAAAGATGGCTCGAGAAGACCAAGTTGCGCAGGTGCAGTTGGCTGGCACGCTCAGGGCAACGACTAAGGCAACTGACGCTCAGATTGCAGCCGTTGAGGATTACGTGGACGTGACTCAGCGCGCTACGGGCGTTGCCGATGACCTTCTTCGTCCGGCCATGGGTCGTTTGCTCAGGTCTACTAACAGCGTCCAAAAGTCTCAGAAACTGCTTAATTTGGCACTCGATATCAGTGCCCGAACTGGCAAGCCATTAGAGGCTGTAGTCAACGGTTTAGCGCGTGCGAGCGAGGGTCAGACCTCAGCACTTGGGAGGTTGGGTCTTGGTTATGACAAGGCTGAACTTAAAACCAAGTCGTTTTCAAAAATCCAAGAAGAGCTGACAGAACAATTCTCAGGTGGTGCAGCAGAAAAGGCTGCAACTTACGAAGGCACGATGGCACGCCTCAAGATCACTTTTGACGAACTGAAGGAGTCGTTGGGGCTTTACATTTTGCCCGGTCTTCAAACGCTTGCTGAGGGTGCTATCAAGGTCGCTGACGCTTTCGGTAAGAAGGGTTTTGCTGGCGGTGTTGAGGAACTGAAGTTCCAGCTGCAATTCCTGTTGTACAACGCTGATGGCAGTTTGAACGCAATCGGTCAACAACTCAACGCTTTGCTCAATGTCTTTAACAGCATTTCCCGTATTAAAAACTTGTACAACTTTGCGACGTTTAAGCCGTTAGCAGAAATCATCACGACTGGTGGCACTGACTTCTCGTTTAATGCTGGCGTCCGTTCGGGCTTTGCTGAGCAAATCAACCCGACACAAATGCAACAAGCCCGTCGAGGTGTGACCGCTTCGCAAGGGTTGGGTATGTCTAACTACATTCGCCAAAACCCCGGCAGTGTAAACATCGAAATTAAAACAGGAATCGGTGATCCAACAGCGATTGCTAAATCTGTCCGTGAAATCATGGACAATTATGACCGCAGGAATCCTGGTCGATAATGCCTTACCCAACTCCTGTTGTACAGATTGCCTTTGACGACGGCCCGTATGCCGTGAGCCCTACTTGGACTGACGTCACCGCCTATGTGCGTGAGATGACAACGGATCGTGGACGCACTGACGACTGGGGACCTTCAGCGGTGCAGCCAATGTTGTGTTGTCTAACCGTGACCGACGCTTTGACCCGTTCAATACTTCAGGGCCGTACTACGGCAAACTGCTCCCACGTCGCCAGATCCGCATCCTTGGTATTGACCCGAACACAGCGACTCCACACCCTGTGTTCCGTGGCTTTGTTGCCGGGTGGCCTCCTGTGTGGACTGACGCAGGCAAAGACTCCACAGTGACTTTGTCTTGTTTTGACGCTATGGGGCTTCTGGCGTCTGATGCTCAGCCTGTCGACTGGGCTCGTAACTACATCCTGACTACTAGCCCACGTCACTACTACCCGTGTGATGAGCCTGTGGGCCCTTTCAGCGCTAACCAGTCGTTAAAGGACTACGGCAGTGAGCCGTTAAACATGTTGACGACTGCAGCTGCTTCTAGTGGTGATCAACTCGCTGTGGGCCTTGTCAATAGTTCCATCACGGGCACAGGGTCTGACGCTGCATTGTCTGCACAGGGCGGTGTAAACAACAGCCCGGGTAGTTTCTCGGTTTCGTGTTGGGCTATCCCTGACTCATCAGGCAGCATCTCGCAAGTGCTCGGTGGAAGCATCTACAACCATTTCTGGTACCTGAGTTATGACAACACAACTGGCAAGTTCCGTGTCGAAATCACTGAGCCGTCTTTTGGTAACTCAAAGGTGGCGAGCACCACTGCTTCAGGGTTTGACTCGGGCGCTGCTCGTATGTTGTCGTTTGATTGGAACAGCGCAGCGCGCACCATCACCCTTTACATTGACGGCATTCTCATCGCCACAACAACAGCAAACTTTGCTGGCATTTACATTCCGTTGCCTGAAGCCGTAAACATTGGTACTGGCTCTGTCCAGCAGGTCATTGTGTGGAGCACCGGCATCGCACAGTCAATCTTTCAGGAAATCTACAAATACAGCACAGTGGCTTTCTCTGAGTCCACTGCTGCACGGTTTAACCGTCTCATCGCACAGACTTCGTTCCCTGCGTCTATGACGTCTCCACCATCGGCGCCAGCGTCAACCGTCCTTGAAATAACAGATGACGCACCGATGACAACATCAGAGCTGCAGCGCGTCGCAGACTCCGAGTATGCACCTTTGTTTGTGACTCGTGCTGGCGTGTTAACGCTGTACAACCAAAACCAAATCCGAACACAGACACGCTCGATTGTTTCTCAGGGCACCTACGGCACTGGCGGTTACAGCATCGGGCCTGAGGTGGCTATCGCTTATGACGGCGACTCAATGCGTAACGAAGCCGATGTGACGATGTCTCAGGGCGGTGTTTACACAAAGAAGAACACGTCAAGCATTTCAACGTATGGCGCTGCACAGGCAGCTGTGGACACGCAGGTTGCCACCCTTGCTAACGCCGTGTCTATTGGTGACATTGTCACTGGTTGGGGCGGTCAGGTTTACGCTAAGGCTGACCCTGTCGAGGTTGTGTTGTCGCCTGATGGGGATTGGAGCAACGCGCTAGATCGTGAGTTGAATGACCGCATCACGCTGGTGGTTTCTCCGCCTACTGGTAACTCGATTACGACGCCGATGTTGTTGTCTCGTATTTCTCACTCGGTTGTGCCAGGTCGTTGGACTACGACTTTTGAGGGCTCTGCTCGGTGGGCAGCTGTTTTCATTATTAACAAGTCACTTATCGGTGGCACTGACCTTTTAGGATGACGCTATGACCTATCCAACCTTCAACAATGGGGATGTCCTCCCTGCAAGTGATCTCAACGCAATTGGCCTTTGGTTAGTGAAATCGCAGACTGTGGGCAGTGGTGTCAGCTCTGTTGCCATAACTAGCTGCTTCAACTCGGACTTCCGAAATTACCGAGTTACCTTTGAGGGCGGTGTGCAATCAGCCAGCAATCTTGCCGTGCAACTCCAATTTGCAAACACAACAAACCATTTTGCAAACATGCGTTATGACTCGTGGTCTGGTTTTGCTGCAGGCACTTTGCCAACAACAGCACAAAACTTTGCTTACTTTGGTTTAAGTAGCACACTCGGAACTTTTTCTCAATCCATAGACATTTACACACCGAACTTGCCCCAATTCACTAATTACTCAGGCATGTTCACTGGGAACGATTACTACGGTACTGGTGGTGGCGTGTATGGGTTGGCAACACAGCTCACAGGCTTCACAATTATCTTCCCGGGCTACACCAACACAGGTGGAGTTGTGAAGGTTTACGGATACAGGAATTAGGACATGACCGAAGAAAAAAAACAACCGCTCATTCAAATTGACGACGAGATTCGTGAGATGACACCCGAGGAGTTAGAGAATTATGAAGCGCTTAGTACTCACGCTGTTTCTCTTGACAGCCCTCAGTAGCTGCGCAGACCGCGTACGCCAAAACTGCGAAGACACCCAAGCCACAGGCACATTTGAAAGACGATGCCCATGAACCCCGAAAAAAGACTCACCAACGAAGAAATCAAAGCACGACTAATCCTCATCGTAGGAGTCGCACTTTCGTTCTCATTCGTCGCAGCAATCGTCTCGCTAATTTACGGCTTGCTGTTCGTAGTACAACCTCTTGAGCAGGCACCGAATGACGCCGAAGCGTGGGCTGTGTTGTCTCCGATGCTGATGACCCTTGCCGGTGGTCTCATCGGACTGCTTGCTGGTAACGGCCTCAAAGACAAGCCCAAAGACCCACCTACCACACCGCCAGTGCCATGAGAAAGTACCCATTTTTTCCTGCGTGGAACGGTGAAGCCACAGACCCCGTCACCAAGAAGTTCTACGACCTCTGTAAACGCCGTTGGGCTTTCACCAACCTAGGCATGTACGCCAACCGCCCAATGCGAGGCTCCAAAAACCTCAGCGTACACGCCACAGGCTTCGCGGTTGACATGGGCTATCCAGCCACCCGAGCAGGCCGTGCCACCGCCCGTGAAGCATGGGACTGGCTCATCGAACACACCGAAGAGCTGCGTATTTGCGAGATTCACGACTACTCGTATCTCAACCCGAAACAGGATCCGAACGACAAGACTGCGTGGGGACGTGGCTACCGCTGTTCTCGTGGCGAAGGCGTCAAAGGTGTCAAGGTGTTTACAGCGACAGACAACGCAGGCACACCCGGCGGTGCATGGCTTCATGTTGAGGTGTCTAACGATTGGGAATCACCAGAGGCTTTTGAGGCTGCATGGCGCGCCTTACCTAAGCCTGTAAAGACTCCCTAGGGGCTTGGTCTCTCCTAGGGGCTAGGAGGGTTGGGTGTGTTGTTTCTCCCCCACTCCAGCCCTCCGCTTTCGTAATGCTTGACTTGTGTTTACACATCAGGAAGAATGTTTACACGGGCGACCAAGCGCCCCTAAACAAAGGAGACATCAATGTTTGATGACTTGCCACTGTTCCGCAGTGCAGACCCAATCACCTCAGTGCTAGGCGCTGAAGACGTCAAGCCCCGTAAGCGCTCACAAGCCATGCTTTTGCTTGCTGAGTACCTCAAGGGCGGATTGACCGATGAGGAGGCTGGTATGGCCTCTGGACTGGCTCTGAAGCCAAAGTGTTGCTACTGGAAGCGCTGTTCTGAACTCCGCGCCATGGGCTTGATTATCCCAACAGGCGAAACTCGCCTTTCTAGCGCAGGATCCGCTATGCAGGTTTGCGAAATTACCGAAGAAGGCAGAGAGGCTCTCCGATGACTTTGACAGTTGGCAGCCTGTTCTCAGGCATCGGCGGTTTAGACCTAGGGTTAGAACGTGCTGGGATGGAAGTAATTTGGCAGTCAGAAATCGACCCTTACGCTTGCAAGGTATTAGCAAAGCATTGGCCTGAGGTGGTCAACCATGGAAACATCAAAGAAATCAACTGGCAAGAAGTCGAAAGGCCAGACGTCATCTGCGGAGGTTACCCGTGTCAACCTTTCAGTACGGCAGGTAAACGGCGAGGTGAAGAAGATCCGAGGCATCTGTGGCCATGGGTCAGAACAGCCATTAGCGAGCTACGACCTAGATACGCAATCTTGGAAAATGTTCGGGGACATCTCTCTATGGGGGGACTCTCCGTCATTGCTGAACTTGCCAGTATCGGGTATGACGCGGAATGGCGTGTTGTTTCTGCAGCATCCGTGGGAGCCAATCACCGCCGAGACCGCATTATCATCGTGGCCTACCCCAGTGGCGAGCGATGCGTGGACGACGGACTTAGCATCTTCTCAAGTGAAGGAAGGCTCAATGCACTCGGTTTCTTTGGGCAGGGCAGTTCAGATGTGGCCGACACCGACGGCGGACGATGCCAGCAATGTGAACCCAAAACCCAATCGCTTCAGGGGCTTAGTAGCAGCAGTGAACATGTGGCCGACACCAACCTCAACCGTGAGACCGATGGAGGGCAATGTGAGGCTGTACCGAGCCAAAGTGCAGGCAGGCGAAATGACGGAAGCGGAAGCAGAAGCAATTCTGGGCAAATCAGTGTGGGAAGCACAGGGGAAACTTCCAGAGATGTGGCCAACACCAACGGCTCATCCCAACAACAGCAACAAAAACGGCAAGTTCAAGAACCCAACGCTGGGCGATGCAGCTCGTGCCAACCCTTATCCAACAATGAGCGCGTCAGGGATGGGGAACACAGGATCAAGGCAGATGCTGGACAAGAAAATAGCGGAGGGATCTTTGACGGAAGAAGAGAAACTGGCTATGACGGCTGGCAATGGTGGCAAACTGAACCCGACGTGGGTCGAGTGGCTAATGGGATTCCCCGAAGGGTGGACAGACTTAGAGGACTAGGCAACGCAGTCGTACCTCAAGTCGCCGAGGTCATAGGGCGACTAGTTATATCGGACTATCAAAGCAGAGAAGATTGAAACGTGTATCCCTGTGCCTCGCACTACTCACCCTATTTATCCCGTCCATGCAAGCATCAGCTGCACCTCAGTGGAAGTGTCAGCAGTGGCACACAATGCTCCGTAAACACGGGCTACCCGTGGAGGTCTTCGACCACATCATGTGGAGGGAATCAAGGTGCATCCCTACGGCAGTCAGCCGTGTTAACGGTGACGGCTCACGAGATGCCGGGCTTCTTCAGATCAACTCTTCGTGGCGTACGCTCACTGCTAAGACGTGTAAACGCCCGTATCGTCAGGTCATCAAAAGCCTGACAGACCCATCCTGCAACCTGAAGGTGGCTCGCATCTTGTGGGCCGATGGTAAGGGCGCATCCAACTGGCGTGTATCGTCAGGCAAGTAAACAACATCAAGGAGAAACTGATGAAAACAAAAGTAATAGCGTTTCGTGTAAACGCTGACGAATACGAAGCGATGCAGCTGCGTCTCGACTGGTGTAAACAGTCCGAAAGCGCAAAGCACATCAAGACCATGGCAAACCTCGTAGAACTTGTGATCCGTCCCGAACTGGACGCGATGCTTGCTGGACTTGCCAAGGAGCGCAAGAAGGCCGAAGCAAAGGCAAAGCGCCTTGCTAAGAAGGAGGCCGCAAGTGCCTAGAGTGCATTTCTTTAAAGCGCCCGTAGTCATGGACAGCATTGACTTGGCTGAAGTTGCGGAGCAACTAATAAAAGCCTTAAAGGCAAACGGGTGTCCTAACGACAAAGTCATTGTCACCAATTTTGACTATCAAGGCACCGTGACGATGCAAGACGAGTTCGCAATGTTTGGAGGCAAGTGATGGGCTTTAATCTTGACGACTACGAACCAGTAGCAGCTCGACATTCGCGATGGCTTGCCCAAAACCCCAACGGACGCACCATCACACACATGGTCTCTCAGCCCGGTGCAGACATCTGCGTGATCCGTGCAGAGCTGTGGCTCGAGGATGTTTGCATCGCTACGGGCTACGCCGAAGAGGTGCGTGGCGCTGGCAATGTAAACAGAACCTCCCACGTGGAGAACTGCGAGACATCAGCCGTAGGCCGTGCACTGGCTAACGCTGGCATGGCTGGCACCGATGTAAACAAACGCCCTAGCCGTGAAGAAATGAGCAAGGTGCAGAACACCGCCCCGAAGATGCGTATAACACAAACGTCCTCAGCAAAAGGGGATGGTGTCACGGTCAAGGGCAACCAATTTGGCGCAATCCCCGACTGGTTAATTGCTGAAGCAGCGCAGGCTGGCGTCACACAAGTATGGGACAACCGCGACAAAGTCGCAGGAACTAAGCGTCCTTGGTTTAAGGATGTAAACGGAGACAAAGCGTTTTGGCCACCTAGGGGCACACCTGATCCGATTGTCGCGACCCATGAAGACGACATCACAGAGTTCCTGACAGATGAGGAGCCGTTCTGATGGACGCAGGAACAATGAAGGACTACATCGAAGACCTCATCCAGCAGGTAAACACCCTCGAGGCTCAATTCCGCACCCTTGACGCCATCATCAAGCAGCTGCAAGAACAACGCGACATATACAAAGCCTTGTACGAGGCAACCCTGTGATTGAGTTCGTTTACTTCGTGTCCCACTCGACCCTGATGATTGCTCTAGGCATTTGGCTGGCGAAACGTCATGTCTAAAGCCATCCTCTGCCCGTTCTACACCTGCAAAAACGAAACTAGTGGCTATTGCTCGATGCACCGTCACCTGCTCCCAGCCATTGAGCGCGTAGTTGAGCACATGGATCCTGAAGGAATCTTGTCCTTCAATGTAAACGTGTCAAACCTGTTGCCAATGGTCAAAATGATGGAAGAGCAATACCGAGACCTTCGCCGTTTGGAGCGTGAGTTAACTGGCGCACAGAATGAGCTGCACCGCATCCTTGGAGGCGTGTGATGGACTTAGTGCACCCTAAGATTCACCACGAGTTCAAAGCCGAAGAAGGCAAAGCCACCTACAAGCAATGCAAACTCATTTGGGCTTTGTGCCACATTGTGGAGATTAAGCCTGTGTGGTGTAAAGGCATGCCCTACGGTGAAGCTATTAGCCTGATTACAAAACTTGAGACCATTAGGGACATTCGACATGGCAGGTGAAGCAACCGAACGCATCTTCCAATCAAAGGTCGAACAGATTGCCTCAATGAACGGGTGGCTGATATTCCACCCCAGCCCTCACCAAGTTCGTCCGGGTGTGTTCCGATCTGATGGCAAAGGGTTTCCCGACTTAGTGCTAGCGCATCGTGACCGCGGCTTAATCTTCGCTGAATTAAAGCTCGACAAGACCAAGTTGACACCTATGCAGGTGATATGGGCAAACGCTGTGAGCCCACACGCCGAACACTACGTCTGGCGACCTAATCAGCTCGAGATGATTGCAGAGCGTCTAGGGCGCAAGTAGCATCCGCTGACAACAGACAGACGCATGGCCTCATTGGGAGTTGTACTCAGTAGGTGAAACACTCGGGAACGAGGGTAGAGCCCCATGCCTTAGAGCGAGGGGTACAGCGTCCAAACGTCACAAATGTCAATGGTGTCCGTCCACTGGTGTAATCATCCGGCAGCCTGAGCTCGTAGCTCGAAGTGTGGGGGGCTATCACCGCTCAGACCCTGTGGTTAACATGACACCAACCGCAGCGAAGCAAGGGCGGTAGGAGAACACCAACCATGGACGAATACAAAACCACCGCATACCAAAAAGCCAGACGCGAACTACTTGAAGGCTCACCCGTTTGCCATTGGTGTAAACGCAACCCAGCGACAGAGGCCGACCACCTACTTGAAGTAGACAGCGGAGGCAGTCATCTTGACGGCATGGTACCCAGCTGCAAACCATGCAACAGCCGACGTGGGGTAGAACACCTCAACCGTAAACGCGCTCGACAAACCATCACACGAAACGCTATTACTTTTGTTTTCATCAGTTTCTCCTTGATGTTGTTTACTTGCCTGACGATACACGCCAGTTGGATGCACCCTTACCATC